CGAGTAACCGCGTAGACGGGAGCACCGGGCTTCCTGACGCGAGTGGACACGCGGGAGATGATCATGTAGACGATCACAGAAAGGAGGGTGGTGAAGAGAGCGGTGAGAGCATAGTTCATGCCACCGTTCTTCTGAACCTTGACGACCTGGTGAATGGACCAACGGACGACATCCATCCAAGAAAGAGCCGCGGCGAAGGAGAAGCCGGCAACCACGGAGTTGAGGGACTGAGCCTCGAGCTCACGGGAGATCGCGAGGACGGTATCGACAGCGATATCGGAAGACATTTATTATATGATTAGATTTTATTCTGGTAGCAACTCTTCGACGATCAGGATTTTTTTATAAGTGTCCTTATTGTATCCCCTGATATTACCCTTCCTGGGTGCTTCAGACTCTGAGTCTGAATCCGAATCTGACCCAGATTCCGAGGACTCGTCGACTGCCTTAAAACTTTTGTAATTAGAAGTCGTCCATCCCTGGAGAGGCGATGTGTCCATTACTATCGATTGCATTTTTTATCATTTCTTCTGACGGATTGGTCGGTTTCCAACCCTCCCATGCGTCATATGCTTCGTTGATTTTCATATACAGTTCTTCCGATCCTGAATATGGGACGAAGGGTTCCTCTTCACTTTCATCGACCGTCTCTATCTCTTCCTCGTCATCCGATTCTTCGTCCTCGTAAATTTCGGGAAAATATGACCCGATTTGCTGACCTACTGTATGCATCGCACAGTATTTCAAGCAGTATTCCATATCCTTCGCTAAAATCGTGTTTCGGCCACACGCTTTAGCATATTGTCCTGATAAAACGACTGCATGTTCCATCACTGGTTGCATTATGTTAATTGCTGATTCCACCATTTGGGAAGATAACTTTTCCGCTGCCTCCATTGATTCGGAGTATATTATTAGCAAGCGCATAAACTCTAAGCTCTCTTTTCAAAACTGTTTCACTATTGAGTTTCAGTTGAATGATCTGTTCTTTAATGGCGCTAAAATTGCGCTGACCTGTGGGATACCATTTTTCGGGTTCTAATGCGAAACTATACGAGTAAAATCGCCTGAATAGCTGTGTTCTGGAATGATGAATACCACTCTGTACAGCCCTGAGATGTACGACATTCCCTGTTACTTCGTCGAGAATGATTTCGTTATCTAAGATCATCTCCAAACTGACGAGGTGTTCAAAGTTTACATATTTACCCTCTGTCCCCAATGGATATATTTCATAAACAAAATCGTAATCAAACGTACTTATAAAACTTTCAACTGGTAGGGGGATGTTTTGTATCACGAAGTACAACTCTTTCACTGGATTCATGAAATCCATCTTAAATCTATAATCATCCGTGCCAACAGAAGTGGATACCGGAAGTTCAAATGTATTCTGTTGAATCTGAGTGATGATATAGTCACGATTACTCTTCTTGATAGCTTGACGTTCTGGTTCGTTAAGTTGAACCATCTCTGTATGCAGAGTCATAGACTCGATACCTAAACCAGTTGTATCTATGGGTGCTGGATTTATATGTACCGTATTACCCATACCGGGGTGATTATGACAGTAATAGTATAAATGGTGCGGTGTATCACTGTTTACGGTAAGCGTTATAGTACGTATCGTACTCACAGTTGAAAAAGTCTGGTTGTCTGTGTATTCAATGTAATTGTTATGCACACCATCGCTCCCCACCGAAAATTTGAATGGGTGACTAGTGTTAACATTCGTGTCAATTTGAAACGTATACGTACGCCCATATTGTAATTCTAGTTGGGGTGTTTCTACACCGTCTATAAAGTATTTATTACCATTTGAAGTAGACTGTACAGTGACGATAAAGTTGGTATTGTCGGGTGAAGATTGTTGAAGAATGTTGGGTAAATTGTGAATACATTTGCCAATATCACTGAGCTGAATTTCTATTTCACACTCCTGTTTTGATAGGGCACATAGCGGAATCGCGAGTTCTGGATTGTTGTGAAAATAGAACGGTATATCCACAATGTAACTCGTCGATGTAGCCGCGAGTGGCAGGTATTGATCGATAGACGCGTGACGTACCGGGAGTCCAGAAGATTCGTCGGGACATTTACCGATCAGTTTAGCCATGTTGTTTTGTTTTGTTTGTGTGATATAGTGTTCACTGTAAATCTGTAACCAATCTCTCGGAATTCTCTGTACGAGTTGTCCACCTATAGTGAGATCTACGTGTTGAAAAATCGCGTGTCCGATGGATTCGACATACCTAAAATTAACCCCATCCGTTTCCAGTGGTGGAAGTGTGAAATGTACCCGTATAGCCTTTAACAAATCACCAGAGTTAGCTGGTATCGTACATTTAACGATACCTCCATATTCTAGTTGACCGTGTAGATCATGAGTCAAGTCATACGTTGAAAAGTTAGTATGCCTCTTGAACTGTTTTATGAAATGCGTGTATTCAGGATTCTCTGTGAAATAAGCATCCTGAGTACCCGTAGTGGCAAGTTGTACCCGTCCTGCCATTTCTACTATAACCCGTTAAAATTTTAAACCCGCTAATCCTCCCTCGACGTGTAAGACGTTATAATTTAAAGCGTATATCGAAAGGTTTATGTTTCGTGTAGTCGAAACTTCATCGAGTTCCACATCTAGTTTCTTATGAATGATACGACTCATGTTTAATTGACCGGTGGGGTAATACAATTCCGGTTTCATCGCGAAGGAATACATGTAGAATTCATACCCTGCGTCTGGACATCCGGTGTGATGTATCAAAGACTGTTCATATGCGAGGTATTTACCTGTGTGATCAAACATTGTCTTTCCATTGCACTCAAATTTAATATTTTTAACGAATCTATAATCCGACCTTTTTCCCATGACATGACCCGAAAATTCTTGATCGGGAGATGTTGTATCTAGTAGACGGTCTTCGGGGACTGCAAGTTCTGCATCCATTCTGTACACCCGGACGTGTCCAGCAAGGCTGCCACCGTCTGCGTTGTTTGGCGCCCCAATAGCCAGTCTTAATCCATTGGAAGATAACGAGACAGAATGCCCGGAATAATCATTTGAAGCTTCGCCGTCTATGTCAGAGCCTATTTGATTCCACGCGCCATATGACAAATCAAATACCCGTGTATGTCCGCGATTGCTGTTATTAAATATCGCTCCAGCGGCGAGTCTTGTTCCATCTGAGTTCAACGAAACGGAGTATCCAAAATTATCAGCCGAAGATTCGCTATCAATATCAGAACCAACCTGAGTCCAGTCAGAAGAATACCCAAAAACTCGAACGTGACCAGAATTTGCGGTATTTCCAATCCCCCCAGCAACAAATCGCGTTCCATCTGAACTTAATGAGACCGAGAACCCGAACCTATCAGTGCTACCTTCACCATTTATAATAGAACCCAGTTGACCCCATGCATTCCCCGAAAATTCATAAACCCTGACATATCCACTTGTATTATGTGCAGCTGCTCCAACGGCGAGTCTTGTTCCATCTGAAGATAACGAAACGGATGTTCCATATTCATTACCTGCAGCGTCACCGTACAAATACACTCCCCCTGCATCTTGGGTCCACGAAGTTCCGGACCAGCTGTACACTTTGACATATCCAGTATTCCCCGCGTGTGTAGCCCCAAAAGCAAGTTTCGTTCCGTCCGAATTTAACGAAACGGAAGTTCCAAGTCGTTCATTGTTGAATGTACCACTAAACACTGACCCCATTTGTACCCACGTAGACCCACTTAATTCGTATACCGTCACCTGACCAGAACTAAAGTATCCAAAGTTGCTCGCTGGGTCTGCAAAGGGAGCTCCAATAGCAACTCTCGCTCCATCCGAAGATAAAGACACGGCGCGGCCGAAATTATCTCCATTGACGAGACCGACTATATCTAAACCAACTTGTGTCCAAGATGTCCCATCCCAATCAAACACCCGAACTATACCCTGACTACTCGAACCACCCGATCTTATTCCTACGGCGAGTCTCGACCCATCGGAGGACACTGACACACTCTGACCAGCATTACCGAATGAAGTTGTACCATCAATGTCATTACCCAATTGAGAAAATTCGTCGGGGATGATAGTCGTGAATCCATTAGCATTTGGTCCAGTCTCTTCTTTCGCTAAGAATAATAATTCTTTCACGGGGTTTGTAAACTTTAACAACGCAGATTTCTTAGATTCGTTAGGTTTAAATTGCATGGTCGATAACTGCTGCTGTGTTATGACATACTCCATGGGTCGCGTGAGTAAAAAGTTAATCTCATCTCGAGTGATAAAGTAAAAGTCCGCGATAACAGACGCCTCGACGATAGACCCTATATTCGTCTTGGTACGTACCATATTCCCGTTCACTTCTTCATAACTAAACGTTACGTCGTCATCCACACCCTTAAACTTTATGTGTATCTCGATTAATTGTCGAGTAATTGCGCATATAGGTATGGCTAGACTAGGGTTTCTGAAAAAGTAAAATGGTAAGTTTAGGTAGAACGTTTTTGGTCCACTTCCCCCAACCCCACCCGTGATTTGTAATTGGTTATTGTGTCCGTTCATGTAATAAAGAGTTGTGTTGGCATCATCCTTGTTACTGTGGAGTTGATTGTACATGTCTATATAGTCACCTGTGAGTCGCTGAACGGTCTGACCACCTATCACAAGGTCGACATACTGTATAACACTTGTAGACGGTGAAGCGTTATACAAGTCTCCGGGTAAAGTACTCGGCATAGGTAACGTCCCCAGGGTGAGTTTAAGGATCACGCTTCGAAGTAAATCCCCGACGTTATTCGGGATACGCGCTATGGCGTTTCCACCCAGTGAAACATTTCCAGTAAGAGGAATACCGACTGCTTCTGTAGAAAACCGGGTGTGTCGTTTATAGATGGACGAAAAATATGAAATTTTTGGCTCCCCGGTAAGCCATTGATCCTGGATACCGGTGACAGCAAGGCGTAAACGTCCGGCCATTCTTAATACATGTGAGTAAAATTTTATCAAATAAAAGAGTGCGGTATTGTAGATGGATTTACGTTTGAGAAAATTCAACCCTGGCAAAATGGCCGACGATAAGGTATGTGTATTCATAGGAAAACGTAATACGGGTAAGTCGACCCTCGTGACTGATATTCTGTGGTACAAGAAACATTTACCAGCGGGTATTGTTTTATCGGCTACTGAAGAAGGTAACCACTATTATCAGCAGTACATACCCGACCTCTTCATCTACGGTGACTATGACAGGGAGGCGATCGAGCGTGTGATGGACCGTCAAAGAAAGCTCGTAGGTGCGGGTAAGACAAATTGCGGAGCCTTTCTCCTATTGGATGATTGCATGTACGACAACAAGTTTATGCGTGACACGTGTATTCGTCAATGTTTTATGAACGGTCGTCACTGGAAGATATTTTTCATGCTGACGATGCAGTATTGCATGGACCTGCCTCCAGCACTTCGTGCGAACGTTGATTATGTTTTTGTCTTACGCGAGAATATCATCCAAAACCGAGAGAAGCTTTACAAATCATTCTTTGGTATCTTCCCATCGTTCGACATGTTCAATAAAGTTATGGATGCATGCACCGAGAATTACGAGTGTATCGTGTTAGACAACACCAGTAAGAGTAACCGTATCGAGGATTGTGTCTTTTGGTACAAGGCTAAGCTCCATAAGAACTTCAAGGTTGGGGCACCGGAGTATTGGCACGCGCATAAGAAGATGTTTAATCCCAAAAGAAGCACAGTCAACAGGATAGATCCCAAGGTTGCCAAGAAATCGGCTCTTAAGATTACCAAGACGAGATAATTTTGTATATTTACAGTAAGATGCCCACGCCTCGATCGTCGGGTACAGCCATGAACATAAACCAGGGAAGCAGGAATGTCAATAATAACTATGTTTTCACTAGGAATGTTATGAACATAAATTCAGTCGGTGCAGGTATGTTGGGTAAGCGAAGACGTGTTCCGTCGAATTACACACCCGTAGCTAATAGTGCCAAACGAAAGGATTTGGAGATGGTAGCGAAAGTTGTTCGTGTATCTAATACGAGAGCGACCATACAACTTCCTAAGCGTGTTATAAAAGAGCTACGTACGATAAACAATCTTTCCACTCTTAAAAGATGGGAGTACGGAGGAAAAATAGACTTTGTATCTGATGGAAACAGGGTTAAGTTTAACGTTCCGACACGATTTACATCGCAACAAAGAACGCAAGTAAGCGCACACATTGTAGGATTGTTCAGCAGCTCGTACATTTCATATCATACACATCCGGGTATATCAACTGCCGGTGGTGATTCCCCCTTACCTTCGAGTACCCGCGAAGTGTATGTCACACTTCCGAGTGGAGCAGACTTTGAAGCGTACATTAAGGGGTATCCGGGAATGCAAGCAAATCTTATCGCAGATAGGCATGGGTATTACGTCATAGACATTATAGAGTCCGTGGAGAAGGGTCAGCGCCCGGTTCCGGCTACCGTCAATAGACATATGGAATGGATTCGTCAACAATCTTTTTTCCGGTCTAGGGTATTCGGAGAAGATGGTACGGAATATTTTGCTACTACGTTAAGAGACTGGAAAGAGGCTATTAACGGAGAGATAAATCCGCACATGAAACGTATGTTTGGTATTTCCATGAAGTATTACACATATGACGAAGAGCCTGCCACGGTTACTGTGAGTCGCGTCGGGAATTCGACCGGGCGATAGAATCTTCTAGCTCATCAACCTCGTACCACGCGAAATGACATTCTTTAGAGTTTTTATCGGTCGAACATATTTCTTCGGCTTCCTCTATGGCTTCTTTGAATCGTAGATGAAGACGCAAATTTTCGGGTATTGGGGCTTTTGGTTTGGGTTTGACGGCTTTTTTCTCGTATATCTCGTTTAGAACATTCTTCCTGGTCTTTTCAAGTCTGTATTTGTAGGAATCGTTGGAAGAGTATGCTCGGATATACATATTATAATCGGGCACTATTTTTTTAACTAGGGTTAAAGATTAGAACCATATGTCACATATAATGGCGTACGATTCTCCCGAGTGCAACTTTCGATACAAGGTTTCTTCTTTGGAAAAGGTTGTTGATGGGGATACCATCGACGTCTGCATCGATCTCGGCTTCGATGTGTGTACTAAGCAAAGAGTTCGTCTTCTGGGCATTGATACACCCGAATCCCGAACTTCTGATAAGGTTGAGAAGGTCTTCGGACTCATGTCTAAGAAGAAGCTCAAGGATTGGTGCATGAAAGCCGTCGCCTCGGAAAAGGACGATATCGAGATCGAACTTCGCTGCCCCGAACGTGACTCTCGTGGAAAGTTTGGACGCATTCTAGCCGAGGTCTGGGTATGCGAAGATGGACAGTGGACGAATGTGAATAAGTGGATGTGTGACGAGGGTTACGCCGTCCCTTACGTGGGACAAAACAAGGCGGATGTTGAAAAGCTTCATCTCGAGAACCGTAAGCGGCTCATGGATCATGTGAAAGAAAACGCGTTGTACCCAGCGATTCTGGATTCCGTAATTGGACCCGTTGACTAAATATAACGCGTAGTATAAAAAAATCACCATTCGCCCTTGTAGCTTAGTTGGCAGAGCGTCGGTTTTGTAAGCCGGAGGTCACGAGTTCGAATCTCGTCGGGGGCAGGGCTTGTAGTGAAACGGATATCACTCTGGACTTCTAATCCAGCATTCCGGGTTCGATTCCCGGCAAGTCTGTCTACTCATTTCCAACCGAGGGAATGAGATTAATTATGTCTAAAAAGTAGTCTAACGATGCGTTTACGAAATTGCCACCGTAATTACGCTGCAATATCTTATTCGTATCATACACCACAAATAACGCAAACAGAATTGAGATAATCTTACTAGGCACGAGAGATCCAGACTTGCGTCTCACATACGTATTGATAATCCTGGCAATCAGGATAGTCAAAAGTGAGAAGAAGAGTATCTGACCAAGTAGATCGAGGCGATATCCCATCTTAACGGTGAAAATACCTGCGACCAACATGGCTATAAATATACCCACAGTCTCGAGTAAAGCTTCTTGTAAGTTGGGCACGTTGTGTAAAGTCATACCAGCGATGTAGGCCAGCATGGTAAACAGAAGCACCTTAACAGGGATTGGTAAACGCAAGAGGGTCAATAATAACAATATCACTAGACCAATTACACCTATCAAGAGTGCGTTGGAACGAGCGATATCTTTCATGTAGGCGTTCCGGGAGGTCGCCTCGGCGGCTCTGTACGCGACAAATATTTGAAAAATAAGGTGTCCAAACACCCCCGCCATGAAAGGTATCTTCTTCTGTAAGTTACTCATTTATATTACATTACAAATTATTTTGGTTTAGGTTTACAAATTGGGCATCTATATCTAAGACACTTATGATCGCAAATCTGACCCTCGACACAGAACCAACACATATCTTGAATATTACCGTGAATACATATAGGTCCTTTATTACATATCATACACTGGAGATGTCTCTTTTGATGGGGACATAGAGGGTGTATTTTATACATAGATCGGTTACAGATTAAACCTTTATACCCTGCATGAAGGATGGTGTACCCGTTTTATAGCGCGCGAATGAAGCCTTGTCATTGATGTAATACTTGCGGTATGCGTCGATCACATCTGGACAATGATACGCCGCGGGCATGCACTCTGGGATACCTTGAACAGAGTAGTAAGCTGTATCACTAATATGCTCGTCGAAATGGGGTGGAACATTATCCTTGAGCCATCGCAAATGTTCTTCGCACGTATGGATTTTACCGTATCGCTTCGTGTATTCTTTTGACAAGGCCAATCCGATATCACATGCGAACATGTAATTACGAAGACTAGAAGAGATCCACATCGTCATAGGGTGTTTCTTGTGTGCGGGTTTGTACCCACGTTGTGAACCATTTTTCGTATACGGAGCGTGTTCTCGAACGTATTGTTCTTGATTGGCATAGTACCACGCGGTATACAACATCTGGGCGATCTCTAATTGGATCTTGATGACATGTTGATCACAGGAAAGTTCTGCGATCTCTTGTGGAATCAAAGAAAGAAAGAAAATGTTCATCTTGCATTTTGTAAAATACCATCTCGACTTAAGTACACTTAAAAAATCTGGACGTACATATATTAATGCAGGCACTCGCAACTTTTTTGCTCACTCCAGCTAGCGCCTTACGTAAACGTTTCAGAGGAAATAAAGCATCATTCCTTGCAGAACCTCCTCCTCCACCCGATATGGTAAAACCATGGGAGTTTGGTGCATATTCGGTTAAAGCGACTGTAGAAGCCCGTGACGACGATGGCGTCATAGATAAGACCTTTATTGGATATTCGCAGCATATGAATATTACGGAACGCACGGCTACTGCATGCGATCGGTACAAAACAAGTGGAACGACATGCGGAGAACCCGTGATGGTGATTAAGGGAGGTGAATGTGACGAAGTTATTTTCATGAAACTAAAAAATAGTGCGAATCTCATACGTTTACTCTCCCCCTGACTCACGTTCTATGACGACCGGTGGTGCGTTTAACCATTCGACCGGTTCTAAAAACTCTGACACAAATGCATTATCTTTTACTTCTTTTACATGTATAATTCTACAATCCTGGGGGGTGATGATTGGTTTTTTGGGAGGTTCGATTACAACAACTGGTTTACAGAATAAGGCGAGCATTAACGTTTACCAAGATTTTTAATTCGACATTTTCCGTTTAAAAATTCTCACTAAATAGTATGGGGAAGAAGAGTCGCCGCGAAAAATTTTCACCTTGTTCTTTTGAAACCGAAATATACGATGAGGAGTACGAGATAGAAATAAATATTCCGAGCACAGTTCCGAAAAATGATCACCAGAGGGATTATAATAGGGTTTTGTATGGCATGAAACCGATGGTGTTTGCAGTTGGACCAGCTGGTACAGGTAAGACTATGTTAGCATGTTACGCAGCTATTCAAGGATTGAACGACGACTCATTCAAGAAGATCATACTGACACGCCCCGCAGTTTCCGTGGAGGAAGATATCGGATATCTACCCGGAACGCTTGAAGAAAAGATGGACCCATGGACTCGACCCATCATGGATATCTTTGCAGAGTTTTATAGTCAAGCACAAATTGCGTCGATGATCAAAGAGAAGATAGTAGAAATATGTCCTCTAGCGTATATGCGTGGACGCACGTTTAAGAACTCTTTTATCATAGCTGACGAGATGCAAAATTCAACGCCTAATCAAATGAAGATGTTACTCACGCGTATAGGGGATGATAGCAAAATGGTAATAACAGGGGATCTTAGACAACATGACCGAAAATACGACGAAAATGGACTCAAGGATATTTACGAACGAATCAAAGGCCGCACACATAAACGTATAGAATGTATCACTTTTGAACACACAGACATTGAACGAAGTCCCATCGTGAAAGATATTTTAGATATTTACGGTGATTTAAAAAATTAGTTAACAATATAAGTAAATGTTATATGGTATAGGAGTTTCGAAGGGACTCGAAATGGAAAGTGTCCGCATCAGTGGAAAGAACCACGTACTTTTCCGCGGCACTTCTGGTAAGGTTTCTATGCTGGATGCTAAGTGTCCGCATAGAGGGGCTAATTTATGTAATGGACGTGTAAAAGGAGACCGGGTACAGTGTCCATATCATGGATGGGAATATGACGCGCAGGGAAAACTCGTAAAGGTACCTTCCGCACATAACATACCCATAGGTGGAGACATTGGTTCGTACCCGGTAATTGAAGATGGGGGATTTATTTGGACCGCTAAGAAAAACCAGCCTCTTCCAACTCGATATTGTAAGGAGTTAACCGATCCCAACTGGGTTCAGGTGTACGGCTCGAGAGAGTTGAAAGGTAACATTTACGATTGGATCTTGAACGCAACCGATATTTCACACATAAACTATGTACATAATTTCGCGGATGAGAATAACGGAATTGTTAAGAATATCAAGGTTGAGACGATTGATGATTACGTGGACTGTTTCGCAGTTGTTCAACCCAAAGCTTCATCTAGGTTTACGGAACATATGCAACCTAAAAACGGCGCACCCGTTCATAGTCGTTTCGTGTCACCGGCTACATCTATCATACGTATCAAGCTAGCTAGTAAATATGAATTCATCACATTCAGTACACTCGCTCCCATAGACGATACGCATACCAAGATGTCATGGTGTATGATGTATCCTAAAACACCTCTCATGAACAATCCGCTCGTGAATAAACGGTTCCACGATAAAATGTATGAGACGGTTGCCCAAGATGAAGCTATAATTAAGGAAATCGAGTATGTTCCATTGTCCGTGAACGCTCCATGTGATAAGTTTCAACTCGAGGCATTAAAGCTTTTAGAAAAATAAAACGAAAATAATACATGGAAAATGAGCGACACGTTGTCGTCGAATCACCCGATGGTTGTGTTTCAATAGGTACCAACCCCGACATCGAAGCTCCAACCACTGTTGATGAACCCCAACTTCAACAACATCCACACTTAGAAGTTATCGTTAAATACCCCGATATTAATCGCGTGGTTCTATGGATGTTTTTATGGTTAGGGTTGTATTCTTTCGCAATTCGGTTTTCGTTAGCTGATATTCTGAATATAATATTTCTGGGAGCTACATTATACGCAGTGTATTCAGAGAAATTAAAGGCGAGACTTATATTGGCTTTTCATTCTACGTATTGCTTTTTCGCACTACCTATGGCCGTCGTTTTTAGTTTATGGATCGATGCAGTGTATCTATTTGCGTTGGGAATGTTTACATTAATAACGCTTCATCAGTCTATCTTAGAAGTACGGGAGCGAACTTAAAAGACGGAGCACGAACCACCACCTTCATTTCCAGGGAATGCCTTAGAGCCCGTCCAGTCTTCAGGGTTGTATGGGTACCTGTGTATCCAAAGGTTACATATCCACTTCTCACCCGATTTCACCGGTCGTCCACCATGTAACGACTTTGGCGTTTGGTACCCCCAATCGGTGAAATTGTTGAATAGGAGCACGTCACCCTTATTGAGTTTAAACTTTTTACCCAAGTTGGGGAATTCTGTTTCTCCACCTTCGTAATCGTCATTTAGGGCGATTATAGCGGTGACGATTCTAGGGTTGGGTTCGTCATAGAACGCGTCTTGATGCGGTGTGTAAAATCCACCCTCCTTGTATTTGAGAACTTGTAACTGTTCGCTGTTTACCGGTTTTCTGTCCGTGTACGATACACACTTTCTGATCATCTTGTTAGCGACCTTGTTTTCTGCAGGGTCTATCCACGCAGTTTCACTTTCCCTGACGGACTTATCCACATGAAAGTCGGTATCCAGGATCGACGGTTCCAGCCTGGATTCAGCTGTTTTTATTATGTTGTCACACTCTTCGGGTGTAAATACACTAGGTAGTACCATGGGTTCCTTATACCTTGGTCGTAATAGAATGCATAATAGAACCACTGCTATAATAATCTGCACTCTCATCTGATTATATCCAAGATTAAATTATAAGGAAGCTTGCAAACGTACCTCTTCCTTATGGTCTCTAATACCTGATTCATGTACAAAAGCAATTCCCGAACTTCTGCGATGATATCCAACTCCTTTGACCGATCGATCATGTACTGTCTTAAGAGGTCGCCAACTGTGTCTATGTACATCTGGTAAATATCTCTAACATCCCGTGTTTTACAGTTAGATTTGTCCCGCCTCTGAAGCTCACGTTTTAGCTGATCCTCCGTCATGTCGTTTAATAGATATTTCATACGTAAATATCGATTATCCTCGTAGATGTATCCGTAACGGTACGTGAGATCGTATTCCAGTTGTACAACGCTCACAGAAATTTCTAGAATCGTGATAGAAGCACCGGACCGTCGCAGTTCCGAATGGGTAGGTCTTCCACCACACGGAATATCCCCATGTTCTCTCGAGCGTTTTTTAAACTCGAAATAATGTGGATTATGTATTCTACCAGTCTCGATCGCACCGGTTCTCCAATCAAAAGCTACGTGACACTGTGTACACCACATTTGAGCACACCCTTCTATTCTGGATATGGGTACATTACACTTGGGGCATGGTTTCGTATCCTTCTTCAGTAGTTTCATCGTTTTTACAGTATCTTTGTTACACACATGCCCCGGAACGAGAATCTCATGACACTTGTCACAAAACTTATTTTTACATATACCACATATCCAGTCATCACACAAGAACCCGCGACAATCTTCCGATGGACATTTCTGCGCTATCTTATGATACTTATCACTCGATATAGTCGGCTCATTTGAGTTCAAAACTTGTATGGTCTCGTAGATATTGATGATATTCGCGCGTAATACTGAATCTAAATACGGTTTCACCTCTTCCATCACGTCATCAGTCCTATACAGGTTTCTTAGGATGTATACCAGGTAGAGATACGACATTCGCAAACTTCGTAATTGTAACTCTCGTACGACGTACGGTTGCGTTTCGGGCATACGAGCTATTTCCCGTTGAAGTAGGACATTCTCCCGATGTTTTCTGTACTCGCGGTTTCTAAAAACGGACGAACAGAAAGTGTCTATAAATTCCCGATTGTGTTCATGTTTACACTTCATACAATGGGGTTCTTCGGTAGTGCTGAGCATGTATTTCTGCGAACACGTTCGACACGATTTTAAATCACAAAAAGGGCACTCAACCTTTTTGTGATTTGAATTGTTGTATTTTTCGCAACACACGTCACAACATTCCATTATATAAAGAACGAGTATTTTCTTTAATTGCGAGTCATGCTCTTCATAAAGGAGTTAATCCATGCCCGACTCACTTTATTTTTCTTAGATGCAGACTTTCTTCCCTTGGTCATACCCGCCGATGTCGCGGGTTTAGTGAGAAGTGGTTTTTTATTGTTATTACCACTGGATGGTTTAGGGGGAGACGGGGCCTTGGGGGCCTTGGGAGGAAGCGGGGGTTTTCGGGTAATACCGGGTCTGATCGTAGGCTTTGTCATTTGCTTACCACCCTGTAAGACCTGTTTTGCGCGATTGATGGCGGCTTTTCTTTGACTGGCGGTAGTTTGGTTATTTCTGGGAGGAGTCTTTCGTGAAATAACTACGGGGGTACTGGCCGTTCTAGCCGCGGGTATTTCCATACGCGGTGTCTTAATTCCGGTAAGGAACGGGTGCTTCAATACCTTTTCGAATGTTGGTAAATCCTTATTTCTCGAGTTGTTCTTCGCGCCGCGTAACCTGAAATTTTTGATCTTATTCGACCTGAACCCGAGATAATCCTTTGTAAACAGGTTTCCAATGAAAACCTTCATACCGATACGAGGTCCGTGGTCAGGTACCATCGGGGTTATCCGGGCCGTTGAAGTGAGTTCGTTGTGTATACTGTTAAGGAAAAAGTGGAGGTCATAGTATTTGTTGGAATTTCTGTGAATACCTATGTTGATGTAATTTTTCTTGTTAACGAGAGGGTTGGGTATACCCGGGAAAGAAGCAAAACCGAAATCGATCATCACCAACTCTAGGCCGCCGTTGTCGATCGTGTACTTGGTATCGCCAACTTCTATGGGGATATTCTTTCTCGTGACGGGTCGAACGAGAATGTTATCCGTGTGCAGATCGTGGTGACGAAACGTGGGAAACTTCTTACTAATTCTGTACAGGTTGTAGGACACCTGCGCGACGATCGACTTTAATTGGATAAGAGTGAGATCTCGGCGAGTTCGGATATATTCACGGAGAGAAATACCGTTCACGTACTCGAAATACAGTATATCCTTTCTAAGGTTCGGACCATTTCCTTCGATGGGGCACTTGACATACTTGTATACTTTAGGGATATCAAAGTCCTTGAGCTTACGAGCGATTTTGTATTCCATCTCAGCGAGTTCACCGAGTTCGGGATCACTTTTGGGAACCTTCATCTCTTTCATCGCGATAAACTTTCTAGACTTACCCGTCAGTTTGGCGCGACGAACATTACCGTACGCCCCGGAACGTTTCCATGATTGGTTGATAGCTATATGATTCATTGGGGCACATCCTTTGTTCCCCTCGAGAATTCTATCGATGTTCTTCTGAATACTCGTCATACTTTATGGTCAGAAATAAAAATCTACTGTATAGATATACAACATGATTCTCGCACTTATTCTCGTGCTCATCAACATCCGTATTTTTATGGCCATGAAAAAGGCTCAGCCCGCGAAGGCTATCAAGGCGAAGCCCAGCGATGGTGAGTGGACTGTTTACGGATCCATGGGTTGTGGATGGACTCGTAAGCAGCTCGAGTATTTCAAGGGTAAGGGTAAGCCTTACACCTTCGTCGACTGCGATTCTGAAGATTGCAAGGGAATCGAAGGATACCCCACGATGGTTCACTCATCCGGTGAGCGTGTCGTCGGTTTCAAGGAGGTTTAAAGACCCCGGAAAACCTGAATAGAAATAGAAAGCAAAAGTGCGTCAAAGAAAGACCTGATAGGCTTGAGCACGCTGATATGCTTACTCAGCGAATTGTTCCAAGTGAAACGAAGAATGAAAGTGCTGACCAAAACGGTGAGCACGAAGATTAAAATCTCTTCGATGATTTGGCGCTTAGTCCTAGCTTTGGTAATATCCTTGATCATTTATTATGTGCGAAGATTTTTTTCTAACATAATGTAATGACCAAAGGTCCCCCTACAAGCGGTGGCGAACATACGTTTACCACTCGAAGGTGGGGTGGTAAGGTGGGAAAGAACAACAACAATTGTTACGCATATGCCGTAAACGATTTTCAGAGATATCGCGGATGGAAGAGTCAGCCTGGAGAGCGCGCTAATTTACGTGCTAATGGTCGTTACATAAGTTGTGGTACTCTACCAAAGCTCGTCGTGGCTGATAATCCTAGCAAAGTGTACATCGTGAAGGGTGGTACGAAGTGTAAGCCCGACTACTACAAAGTGATGCTGTTTATCGCTTCATGCAAGAAGAATAACCACTTGTGCCAGGGTGATTTCCATTTTTATAAACAACATAGCAAGGCTGAATATAAAGTGAAGGCGGGGGATACACACGAAAGTATAGCCAGGTTTTTTAAAGTTCCGGTGGGTCGTATCAAGCGAGCGGCCGCCACTTTAAAACCTGGACGTGTCATAACGTTCAAAGCTGAGTTTTTCAGCCATAAACGGGGGTGGGCTACGGGTCCGCTGGTGGTTGGAGCTAAGGGAAAACTGATCAGGGATCCTCGTAAAATATCTAGAGCTTATCCAGGTTTGAAGTATGACAAATACTGTTCATCCTTCTGTGTTAAGAATCAAGGGATCAAGGTTGGACACACTCATCCCAAAGTCCGCAAGTAAACTTTCTAGTTCACCGGCGTCTTCAATATCGAAAAAGGCGTCTAATGTGTCAAATATATACTGATCTTCTTCCACGTCTCTCACAAAAGTCGTGTCGTTTATCGTATTTCTAATGGTGACTGTCACCTGAAAATTGGCACCATCGAAAATCTTCCTGCACGTGGGACATGTTTGGTTTCCACGCCGCTTCCATTCCTCTATACAGTGAGAGTGAAACAAATGACCACATCTGATAGGTTTGTTTTGTCTTGTCTCTCTCACTGGATTGAGACATATTGCACACGTAGTACCTTGATCAGTATCGTCCATACAATGGATTTTACTTTAATTTTAAAGGTTTTACTCAGTTGATCTTGGACAGGTTGAGAGAAGAATCGCAAAGGCCGCAGGGGCTTCCGTCATCTTGGGGAGCGGGAACCTGATGAAGTTCGGGGCCCTTCTCTTGCAGGAGCTTACGGAACGAGTAGTTGTCTTCGTACTTGATACCGTTCTGAGTCTTGATGTAGTTATCATAGAGTAGAGACGAGTTGTTAATTGTGTGGCATCTGCCATCGGCCATGCCTAAACGCTGCGACATTTATATTAAAATCAGAAATTAATTTGCCTATTCGTAATCGTGTTGGTCCACGACTCCACCCCCATACCCTTAATTTTTTTGATTGCATCGTCCATGTTGTACCCAAAATAGTCATTGAAGTCGTCTGACACCTCCACCTTCGAAACCCTGATAGATGGACAATCGTTGATGTGCTGGTTGATTATGTTGTAAGCAAACACAATCTCCTTGAGCGTCTCGGCTCCAGTGATAATGATCTTTCCCGTGCCAAAGATACTGGTTGTGATTTCTTTCATGTCGCCTGCTGGTTTAAATTTGATTTTGACCGCAGAATAACGATCCGGTTCAAAGGAAACCTTAAAGACATCGGAATACTTCTCGAAGTGCTGCGTCGTCAACATGAGATTGATGTTGTAGTTGAGACTGAAGTTGGAGTTGATCATCACCACGCGAAACGTGTCGGCCGGTGGTACAATATCTTCGTCGAAAGACTGCAAGATGTATACGAGACCAGAGATGACATACTTGCAGTTGAACAGGTCCTCACAACCTGCGACTTGAATACTTCCATTGGGAAAAATCTTGATGGATTTGATACTGTGACCGTCGTCGTACGTGAGAGTAATCTGGTTGTAGAATGTCGTGGGTTTCAGTGACCAAACGATCGCCTGGTTAGATGTGTCGTTGCGGTGAAGACGGATTTCTCCAAGTTCTTCGAATACCGAACGAATCTTGTTGACCTCGATCGGTTTCGAGAATGCGGAGATCATGGTAATCGTCGTGAGCTTGATCCTAGAAGGGCGAATCTTCTCTGGACACTTTCGTCTGAACTCATCCTGAGTCAGTAAATAAGAGAACGTGTTGTTTGCGATAGACGAGAACATCTTTGAACATACTTTCGAACATAAAGAATCTCGACTTAGGTTAAAAAAATAAATCGTCTTATATAAAATGCCGTGTCAGCAATGCCGAAAGAAATGCGGTGTTCCCATGGCTTGTAAATATTGCAATGGTGAATTTTGTATGAAATGTTTTAGATTAGAACAACACAATTGTATCGGATTAGAGATAAAAAAGAAAGAGCAATTAAAGGATTTAGAGAAGAAGTTGGAGTTTAAGCCAGATTGTAAGTATGCCTTCCTTCGTTAAGGAGGCGCGTACGTTTATAGACGAGCGTACAAACTTGCCCAAGGTTGAACTTAAGTACTCTCGATACATCGAAGGGGATGGCTATATAAACGAAGCTGCCTGTTTTAATACTAAACCAATCGGAGACTGGGAAGAAATTAAGTTCAAACATGGGTCTACTTCATATGCAGATTTTTTGGAGACTATGATAGTAAACACGACTCGAACGAGACGAGTGATGGCGACTATCATACTGGAAGATATCTTATGTGAAAACTTTGACATTAATTGTACGATTCGGGTAATGAACGCGATTAAGATCATAGATCCCACATTCTCACCGCCTATCGTAAACAAGAAGTCTAGATGGCAAAAGGAATTTGTCAAAGAATTCTGCCTCTATACATTTCCTCTAGTGATCATGAAATGTGGACACAAAAAACGCATCGTTGCGCTCATCGACGTTTTAAAGTCGATAGCAGAAGAATTATGAGCACGACTATTATAATCGTAAAAGCGTCTAACTTCTTGATAGACTTAACAAACTTCGCGCTCTCACGAATAACAGAAGGTTTGGGTTCATCATAGCCTAGGTCAATGTTACGTCCTGGAATGAGATGTCTAGAAAGTTCACACGGACGCTCTCCCTTGCAAAAATCAATCGTCTTATCACCAGCGGTCACACCATACTCGCATATGATGTGTTCGTTCTCCGGCATACCCTCTTCTTCAGTCTTTTTGTGAGCGGCAAACGAGTTAGGTCTTCGACTGGAGCCTGGCAAAGAAAATTCATTCGCCACGTATGGATTGATTTTATCGATGGATGCCTGATCGCTGAGCATATGCTTACTCATCTTTACTACTATCAAGAGATATATTTTTTGTGTGACATCTTCTTTCCGTGTTCGACCCACATTTTATCAAGGTCGACGTCTAACATATGCGCTAGTTGGAATAGATAACTAAATACATCTCCCATTTCCATCATGATATCAACTCCCTTATCTTTCTTCATGTTAGACTTCTTAAACGTCTTCTTAGACTGACGAATGGCCGAAGCGAGCTCTCCAAATTCTTCTGAAAGAAGAAGCCAGACTGTATTGATTTCGGCGCGATCCCAGCCCTTAGATTTGCATATCTTTTCCGTTTCGGATTTATAGTAGTTCAATGACATTTTTTACTTATACATATGGCGACCCAAACCTTTATACACCTATCTTATCGTTCGCATCAAGTTTCATGCCATACGTGCTCGTATTCGCCGGGGGGTCGGGGGGAACCACCAGTGTATCAATATCGCGTATGTAACCCATGTATTGTGCCACTCCGGATTGAATCTGGGGGAGAACGGTCTTAATCACGACGGAGTTCATGGCCCTAACCTGCTCGTTAATCTTCTCGTAGTGATTGCCGGCGTTGTTTATGAACACGACACGCATGATCGCGTAGAGGTCACCCGCATTTTGGTAATCGATGGAAACACCGGTCTTATCCTTGAACGCCTGGCGGATAGCTTTCTGAACAATCTGAATGTTAAACTCCGAAAAAAAGAGCTTGTTCAGGGGGGTTTCTGTTTGTTTCAGAGAATTAAGGTGAAGTCTATCACACATTTAATATAGTCCAGGAAAAAAAGTATATGTACATTATAAATGATAGCTGCTGCTGATTTTGACGAGGCTTACCAGACTAAGCCCTGCAACATGGAGCCCCCTGTGTGCAAGGCTCCCGAGTGCTTCATCGCCTCGTACCCACCCGTGTCCCCGCCAGGTGTTCCCGGTAATTTCAATGTCAACACGAGTTTCCTCCAGCCTAACAGGTATGCTGAGACGGTCGGCCCCGTCCCCGTCCGAAGCGAAGATTTCAAATGTAATTAAAAAATAGGCATGTATTATCAATATCATGCGGGTTATTAAGCGGTCCGGTCATGTTGAAGACGTAAAATTTGATAAGGTCGTCAACAGGATCTCCAAATTGCGATACGAACTTTCCGATAAAGTAGATGCTTCTCTCATCGCGAAACAGGTGTTTTCGTCTATGTATGACAATATTACTACTCACGAGATAGATACGCTATCCGCTGAGATTTGTATCGGTATGGTCACGAGTGACCCCGATTATGAAATACTCGCCACTCGCATCGTCGCGAGTAACATTCAGAAGACCGCCCCTAAGACGTTCCATGATGCTATGTCTCAATTGTATTTCGCTAACATCGTGACGAAGGAGGTTATGGATACGGCTGCCGATGTACAGAGATTCATTTCCCCAGAGCGCGATTTCGACTTTGGGTATTTTGGAATCAAGACCCTGGAAAAGGGGTACCTTCAGAGGGTCGAAGGTAAAATCATCGAGACGCCCCAGTATCTGCTTATGCGCGTGTCAATCGGAATCCATGGAAACGATATTGATTCCGTCGTGAAGACGTACGAGTCTATGTCCCGTGGTCATTTCATTCATGCGACGCCGACTCTATTCAATGCCGGGACGCATAGACCACAAATGTCTTCATGCTTTCTTACCGCCAACAAGGCTGATTCCATCGACGGTATTTACGACACTCTCAAGGAGTGCGCCCAGATCTCGAAATGGGCAGGAGGTATCGGTCTTCATATCCACAATGTGAGAGCTAATAACTCAGCCATCAGGGGGACAAATGGAAAATCCGACGGTATTATCCCGATGCTTCGCGTGTTCAATGCAACTGCCCGATACGTCAATCAAGCGGGTCGCAGAAAGGGGTCTTTTGCCATGTACATCGAGCCCTGGCACGCAGATATTCTCGATTT